GGACTGGCAGCAGAAAAGAAGCGTCTGACTGCCATCTCCGATGACCTACTCCCTGCGGCTCTTGCGGAGAATGGGTTGACTAAACTCCGCATGGCTGATGGCAGCGAAGTATCGGTATCGACGTTCTACGGGGCATCTATCCCGAAGGAACGCACAACTGAGGCGTTTGAGTGGTTGCACTCAAACGGATTTGAAGACCTGATTAAAAATCAGGTATCGGCCTCGTTCAGTCGTGGGCAGGACAGTCTTGCAGACAGTCTTGTCGAGCGTTTGGAGAAGGAAGGTTATGTTGCAAGCCGCAAGGTTTGGATTGAACCTATGACGCTGAAGGCGTTTGTTAAGGAACAGATTGAGGCCGGAAGTTCTATCCCAACCGATCTGTTCGGTATTTTTGTTGGTGAAAAGGCTAAGATAAGGAGAAAGTGAACTATGGCTAAAGGTACAGATGTTGCCGTGAAAAAATCGGCATCAAGCGTGGTGATGATAGATGACTTCTTTGCATCATACGCTGACGCGGGTCTTGAGGATGTTACGACACAAGACTTATCTATCCCCTACCTTCGCATTCTGGCACAGTTGTCGCCACAAGTGAACAAGCGGGATGGTGCTTATGTAGATGGTGCCGAAGCAGGTATGATCTACAACACGGTGGAGAACGCCGTGTACAATGGCGACGAGGGTGTCACGGTCGTTCCATGTTACTTCCGTCGTGTACTCGTCGAGTGGAAGCCCCGTGAAAAGGGTGGCGGATTTGTTGCCACCTATAATATCGAAGACCCAATTCGCGGTACGACATATCGGGATGACCGTGGACAGGAAGTCCTGCCAAACGGTAATCTTCTGACAGATACTGCGGAGTTCTACGTCCTTCTCCTCGGTCCGGATGGTCCAAGTCGTTGCATGATTACGATGACTTCGACGCAGTTGAAGAAGGCTCGCAGATGGGTTTCTCAGATGAAGTCCATGACAGCACGGCGGGAGGATGGCAGCATCTACATACTTCCTGCTATGTCTCACGTTTGGGCTATGCGGTCCATTCAAGAGAAGAATGACAAGGGCGCGTGGTTCGGGTGGGACATCTCGAAGCAGTATATTCTTGATCCGGAGAATAAGCCGGAAGATCGGGAATTGTTCTTGATGGGACTTGAGTTTGCCAAGTCTGTCGGTGCGGGTGATGTCAAGGTAAAGCCTGTTGCCGATACTCCTGCGAAAGCAACGAGTGGGTCGTCACGTCACGACGATGACATTCCTTTCTAATCTACCCTATCGGCGGTCGTCTCTTGATTGAGGCGACCGTTTCCTTTCCTGTAAGAGGCGTAGAAATGAACTCTGCAAACTCCGACAAGTTTTTTGAATTATTTTTGGGTAACGACCGCGCTCACGGCGTGTTCAATGTCACGACTGACAGAGAACGCGACGGCAAGAAGCAGGGGTTTGCCCGTGTTATCCAAGAGAAGACAACCTTAGACCATTGGTCGAAGCACCTCGCAGGTGAGGTTGGTCTTGGCATCATCCCGATCAAGGACAACAACTGCTGTCACTGGGGTGCCATTGATATCGACACGTACAACATCAATCACAAAGACCTGTCACTGAAACTCAAGAAGCACGGGTTCGATGCAGTCGTCTGTCGCAGCAAGTCGGGTGGAGCGCACGTCTATTTCTTCTTCACGGAAGAGATCACGGCGTTGCATCTGCACACGAAGCTGACAGAGATATCCTCCTTCCTCGGTCATGCCGGATCAGAAGTGTTCCCGAAGCAGACGAAGCTGTTGGTCGAGCGCGGTGACACGGGTAACTTTATCAACATGCCGTACTTCAGCGGCGCGAACACAACACGCTACGCCTTCGACCAGTCTGGCGAGAGCATGGATGAGGCTGAGTTCCTCGCCTTGGCGTTCAGTCTCCGCGTTTCCCCGAACGACTTCATGCTCTGGAAGGCGGAAGGCGACAAGGTAGAGGAGTTGCTCCCACATGGACCGCCATGCCTACAGCATCTGTGTTCGCAGGGGTTTGGTGAAGGCGGCAGGAACAACGCCCTGTTTAGTCTCGGTGTCTATGCCAGACAAGCGCATAAAGAGAAGTGGGAGGAAATGCTTCAAACGTACAATATAAAGTACATGAGGCCGCCCCTTGGTGAGAAAGAGGTTTCTGTAATCATCAAGCAGTTGCAGAAGAAAGAGTATTTCTACAAGTGCGACGACCAACCGATTGTCAGCTTTTGCAACAAGGAACTCTGTCTGACACGGAAGTTTGGTATCGGGCCGGGCGGAAAGTCAAACGATCTGTCAGGTCTGACAAAGATTAACGGTGATCCTCCAATCTGGCTCTTGAACGTAGACGGGCATCGGGTCGAACTCAGCACGGACGCGCTTGTATCGCAGACGTTGTTTCAGAAAGAATGCGTAGCGCAGATTAACAAGTTTCCTGTAGCAATGGGCGCACCAGCATGGCAGCGCAGAATGCAGATGCTTCTGGATGCTGTCACGGTTGAAGAAGTAGCACCAGACGCTACGTTCAAGGGTGCGTTCGAGGATTTGCTTGTCAGCTTCTGCTGTGACCGTGCAAAGGGTGAAGAGAAAGAGGACATCTTGCAGGGCATCGCTGTCTGGCATGACGGCAAGGTCTTCTTCCAAGCGAAGGACTTACACAAGCATCTGACTGTCAACAACTTCCTGCACTACAGCCCGAACAAACTCGGCCTTCGGTTGAACCAGCTTGGTGGAAAAAAGATATTCTGGAACGTCAGCGGCAAGGGCTTACACGCATGGTTCTTTCCGCAGCCGTTCTTCAACCAACTGCACTCCGAGGCCAAGCTGAAACTTCCCCTGAAACCAAAAGATGTGAGCCCGTTCTGATGAACATCATTCTTGGACCGCCCGGAACGGGGAAGACTACCAGACTACTAAATCTGGTAGAAGACAGTTTAGAAAAGGGGATACCACCCGACCGGATTGGGTATTTTTCGTTCACGAAGAACGCAGCGCAGGAAGCAATTCTTCGCGCTGTCATTCGTTTTGGCCTGTCAGAAAAGGAACTCCCGTTCTTTCGGACGCTGCACAGCCTTGCATACTATTGCCTGTCACTCGGCAAGAACTCCATGATGCTCTGGAAGCATTACAAGGAAGCGGCGGACTGGCTGAAGATCGGCGGATTCGCAGAGAACGGGCAGTTGGCAAACGGTCCTTTCGTTGACTTCGGCCTTGGTGACAGGTTTCTGGAAGTCATCCACATGGCTCGGATACGCCAGAGGCCGCTTCGGGAAGTCTACAATGGATCGGAAACAGGACGGAAGATTGACTGGAGCCGCGTCGAGTACGTTGACCGTGGTCTGAGAGAGTACAAGAAGGACAATATCCTGTTCGACTTCACCGACCTATTGGAGATGTTCATCGAACGCGATCTCGCACCGAGCCTTGATGTTGTTTTCATCGACGAGGCTCAAGACCTGTCACCCCTGCAATGGACGATGGTGAACAAGATCGTCGATAAATCAAAGGAGGTGTTTGTTGCAGGTGACGACGATCAGGCGATTTATCGGTGGGCTGGCGCGGACGTGGATCATTTCATCACGCTTGCAGGTAACGTCGAGGTCCTCACACAGAGTTACCGGATGCCAGTATCGCATCACGCTCTGAGCCAGAACCTGATCAGCAGGATCAGCAACCGCAGGAAGAAGGACTTCCAACCTCGGTCAGAGGACGGAACAGTATCGTGGTATCGCCACAGCGAAGAGGTTGACCTGACCAGAGGTGAGTGGCTTCTTCTGTCACGGACACGACGCGGTGCAGCACAGATTGAACAGGAAGTACGCCAGCGCGGTTTTCTTTACTCGTATGATGCAGGACAGGAACTTGGAACCGATGTTATCAATGCGGTAAAGGATTGGGAAATCCTTAGAGATAACAGGGTTGTACCAGCGAAGGCCGTGCGAAACGTCTACAAGTACATGGTAATAAACGATGATGTAGCCTATGGTCACAAGACGTTGCCGGATGTTCCTGACAACAAATTATTGACCATCGGTGATCTGACCTCCGACCACGGTCTTTTGCACAAGAAGCCTTGGTCCGAGACGCTTGGAAAGATATCTGACGAAGATCGGCGTTACCTGAAATCATGTCTCCGCAACGGAGAGGATTTCAAGAGCAAGCCTCGCATAACAATCTCGACGATCCACGGGTCGAAGGGGACAGAGGCGGACAACGTGATGCTGCTGACAGATGGTGTCAGGAAAAATCAGGGCATGTGGCGCAGCACGTCCTACGAAGAGGATGACGAGGTGAGAGTGTTCTACGTCGGGGTTACGCGAGCAAAGAGCAGTCTCCATTTGATACATCCAATGATGTCACGCGGTTTTAACATAACTGAGTAAAGGCTACTTCAATGGAAGATATCAGACTGGTGGCCAAGTGTGGTTGTGGAAAGCCAGCATCGAACATCACCTTTCATGCGATACGCAGGAAATGGCCAAGGTGTTTGTGTGGAAAGTCGATGAGAGTAGAAAAAAATGCAGCTACCAATGTTTCAAACAGCGTCGGAGTGGGTATGTCCGGACGGATTTCCAAATCTTTCCAATGAACCCGAGATCGCCATTGATCTTGAGACCCGCGACCCTGACCTAAAAACCCTTGGAAGCGGGTGGCCTACCAGAAACGGCAACATCATCGGTGTTGCCGTCGCAGCATCTGGTCGAGCATGGTACTTCCCCATCCGACATTTGAATGGCGGGAACATGGACCCCAAGCGAGTTATGCGTTGGGTGCAGGACTTGTGTTCTGATGTTAACAAGACATACGTTTTTCACAATGCTATGTACGACGTGGGTTGGCTTCGCGCCGAAGGCGTCGAGGTAAAGGGTCGCATCATTGACACGATGGTCGCGGCGGCTTTGATCGACGAGAACCGCTTCAGTTATTCGCTCAACAATCTTGGCAAGGACTATCTGTCAGTCAAGAAAGACGAGAAACTCCTGTACAACGCTGCAAACGAGTGGGGCGTTGACGCGAAGGCGGAGATGTACAAACTCCCTCCTCACTATGTCGGGCCGTATGCAGAGCAGGACGCTCTTCTGACATTGAAGTTGTGGGAACTTCTGAGTGGCTTGATTGAAAAGGAAGAGGTCTCCGACATCTTTGAACTTGAATTGCGCGTGTTACGGTCTGTCATTGATATGCGGACACGCGGCGTTCGTGTGAACATGGACGCTGCTGAACAGGCGCAGCGGGGACTGGGGCAGCAAGAAAGCGCACTCCTAAAGAAGATCAAGGACGACTACGGTCACAGCCCCGACATCTGGGCGGCAGCATCGGTTGCAAAAGTCTTTGATGCTGCGGGTCTGGAATATCCCGTGACAGATGGCACAAAGACCCCCAGCTTCACGAAGGAGTTTCTCGCAGGTCACTCACATGAGTTGCCGCGCATGATCGTCAAGGCGCGTGAGTTAAACAAGGCTCGAACGACATTCATCGAAACGATCTCGAAGCATCAAACCAACGGCAGAATTCATGCTGACATCCATCAGCTTCGGTCGGACGGTGGTGGGACGATCACGGGACGCTTCAGCTACTCGAACCCGAACTTGCAGCAGATACCTTCACGCGATGAAATCATCGGGCCTATGATCAGGAACCTCTTCATACCGGAAGAAGGCTGTCAGTGGGGCGCGTTCGATTACTCCTCACAGGAACCTCGGATCGTCGTCCACTATGCGTCTATAACACGCGACCATGATGGACACATTCTAAGTGGCGCGTTGGACTTCGTGGATAAATACGCGGACGATGCTCGGTCGGACTTTCACCAGATCGCCGCTGACATCGTGGGTGTTCCCCGCAAGCAAGCAAAGACCATCAACCTCGGCCTGTTCTACGGCATGGGTGTTACAAAACTGGCTGGGCAACTCGGTTTGAATCTGTCAGAGGGCAAAGAACTCTTTGCCAGATACCACGCAGAACTTCCCTTCATCAAGCAGTTGACCGATGAGGTATCCAACAGAGCATCCAAGCGCGGGTCAATCAGAACGCTGCTCGGTCGCAAGTGCCGATTTGACAAATGGGAACCGGCAAGTTTCGGGGTCCACAAACCTCTGCCACACAAGGAAGCGTTTGCAGAGTACGGCTCACACATCAAACGAGCATTCACATACAAGGCTTTGAATTCCCTGATACAAGGCTCGGCGGCGGATCAGACGAAGAAGGCTCTGGTGGATCTGGCAGATGAGGGCATCCTTCCGATGATCCAGATACATGATGAGTTGGCCTTGAACATTCCTGACATGGCGACAGCACGACGGGCGAAGGAGATCATGGAGAACTGTGTTCAGCTTCGCGTCCCGTCTGTCGTCGATGCAGAACTCGGCCCATCATGGGGAACAGCAACTACCAAAATGGAGGACTGACATGACAGAACTAGACGAAGCAATTGAAGACATCTGCGGCCCCGATGATATGCCGCTCAAGGCGGACGGGTTTGATGAAGCGATAATTGGAATGAGTTTGAATAACTTGTCACTCATCTATGATCATGAAAAGATCATCACCATTCTGATGGCAAGAGACGGGATGACCAGAGAAGAAGCATACGAGTTCTTTGACTACAATATCCTCGGAGCCTACGTCGGAGACAGGACCCCAATTTACAGTATTGATCTTATCAATCCATAAAAAAAGGCCCCGCGTTAGCGGGGCCAGTTGCTTCCTTGGGAGGAAAGAGAAACTTAGTTGAACATGTCCATGACTTTCTTGGCGTCCATGAAGGTAACTTTCTTTTCAAGTTCATCAATGGTTACTGTGGCAGCAGTGCTGTCGCCCGCTTCGTCACACGGACCAAACACCAAGCCACGTCCTGCAAGGGGAGTACAGCCTTCAATCACAAAGAAGGACTGGTTGGCCTGAAGCAACCCCTCGTCATCCACATATACATCACCCATGTCCGTGAACACAACATCAAAGTTATGGCAACCGAGATGGGTAGAGATCGTCTTCCAGTCACCGTCGTACTCAACTTCGGTGATTGAACGTGCTACTGGGTCGATAAGAAGTGTACGCATTTGCTAGTTCCTTTCTTCGTTAAGCAATAACCTCTTATCGCATGATCAATAGTGACTGTCAACCACCATTGACACATTCTTTACAGTTCTTTTTTTCAGGTTCAAAAGTTCCTTCGCTCTCTTGATCGCATTGTCTGGATGCCCTTGATAGATATGCAGAAGGCTCTTGCAAATCTGTATTTGATCCAAGGTTTTTCTGGCAACCTCCGCCACAAATGTTTCCATTGATCCGGGCAAAGGGTTCAAGTTAAACGTCTCTTCCTTGATCAAAGTCTCAAGATATCCCGCATAAACGCGGATAACATCTGGCAACTCTTCCAACTCACCAATCGTTGACAGTTTCATAGAGACCTCAATTATATCGCGGCCTTTTTTAATGGTAAAAGGTTCAAACTCCGCCACAAGTGCTTTGTTGTAAACCTTCTTCTCGACCACAATGGGCAAAGGAATTGCGGGAACTAAAAAAGTCTTGTCAGATTTAGTCCTTTTCGTTTTTCTGGCAGCAATATCCGCTTCTTCCTGTGCCAGACGCAGTGCTTCCTCTTCGGCTTCTTTCTTTTTTCTCCGCCGTGCCTCCATCCGGATCGTGTTCTTCTCGGAGATAGATTTTATGGTTCTAATTTGGTCCTCAATCTCGCGGGAAAAGTTGTCCGCCGACCTTTGAAAGGCCATACATATCTCAAGCCGTGCAAGTTCTCGTTTCTCTTTCGACATCACTCTTCTCCGTGTTGTTGTTCTGTCACGCCGCGTTGTCTGATCTTAAAGAAACCAGTCAGTTCGGGTTCCTTCTCCATAAGCATTCGACTGTATAAGGCTTTGTAATTGTGATTCATTTTGAATTTGGGATCATTCGTCGTCATGGCTCTGTGATACCGGATAATCTCAAAGATTGCTCCAATACCATAAAAGTCTCTGCCTGATTTCTTTAAGTCCAATGCAATCTTCTTGACCTCCTCATACACATGAGGGTTGTCCATGTGGAAAGCTAAGAAAGCCAACTCAATCTTGTCTTCGTCGTTCATATCGCGCATCCTTTTGTTAAAATGGTATCTCGTCATCAAGTTCTTTACGTTCAGGTGTTCTCGCATCTTTCGGTTTGAACGACAGGGTATAGAAACCCCGACCGTTCTTCTCTTTCTTCCAGCCTGAAAGCCAATACTCCACGCCGTCTACTGTTGCGCTGCCAGATATGTCTGGATGCTTGTCAGTCTCCTTGCGGTCATTCTTGCTGATGATCCCGCTGTTATCGTATGTCATTTCTCAATTCCCATCCAAGTTGTTGCCGTTATCGTCAAGATATGGTCCATCATCGTACAATTTGTATTGTGCGATCATATGTTTTAACCGATTGATCTCTTTTATAAAAACATCCATCAGTTCAAGCCCTAGTTGTTTGTCTTTCCTCAGGTGCTCAATCTCGTCGGCGGCTTCATGTTGGATTGGCGGAGTTTCAAATTTTCTAACAAACTCATGCGGGTTATCAGGCTCGTCGCCTCCCGCAGCTCCAAGTCCATCCGTTATTGGAGCGCAATAAATGCCACGCAACCGTTCAACGATATCCGTCATCACTCTTTCTCCTTTGGCGGGTCAATCTTCCAATAGTAATCACAGACGGTCGGACCTCTGCCATCCCGCCAGTACGGCTCCTCAATGAACCACGACTGGTTGCGACCGTTCGGCACGGTGCCGCTCTGCGGTGCGCGGTAGCAGGTTTCTGACAGGGGGCATGTCTCGCCATTACACATCGTGATATCCGGTATGATCGCCTCCTCTAAACTCAATAGTTGTTTTCGTAACTTTTCAATCTCGTTCGCCGCACGTTCCAACAATCTGCGGAGAACAATTCTTGCTTCTCTGTCTTCGTCATGGTCGTCGGGCAAAGACCCCGACCGCAACTCCCGCAAAATGTCCAACGTCTACTTTCTCCAGATGGAGTGGATGAGGATGACAGCAGCGGTGATAAATACCACCGCTGCCAACGACTGCATGATTGCAAGTCCGACAGGACTAATCATGATCTCTCCGATATGGGGAAGGCTGACGTTCCCACCCCTTCACTTCCATGCCAAGATAAAGCCCTTTCGTTGCCAGAACTTCATTAATCTCATTAAGACTTTTGCGACCAAAGTATGGAAGTCGTAGCAGTTCTGCTCCCGACCATTGGATGAGGTCTCCAATAAGGGCAATATTACCCTTTTTGAGGCAATTCACAGAACGAACGGACAATTCTAGTTCCTCAACCTTTTCAAACAATGCCGGATTGAAGGAATATTCCGGCTCTTTAAAAAACCCCGTAGAAACGTCTTGTGGCGTATGAACAAGCATCTTTTGAAGGGAGAACGAACGCTTGTTAATCAGGTCCGTGCCTTCTTTTTGTGCTGCCTCAAAATCAGACACCACCAGATCAAACAAGGCGTCCTTTGCCATCTGCTCACTGACAAAACTGTCCGCTACTCGGACCTTGAAGGATTTGTCATTGGAATGGCTCGGTGGGAGATGGATGATAATGTTGTAGACAGTCATAAACCTTGACATTTTTTCAGTCCCTTCTTGTGTAGTTTTCACGATTGCTCTCCTTCATCTTTCTTGGCACTAAAGAAACCCTTCTTGCCAGTTTTCGGAAGCGTTGCGACTTCCGGAAACCTCTCACCGTCTTCGTCAACACCTGTCGGCTCTCCTCCGACCTTGATCTGCTCGACAACCTTGGCGATGTCCTGTTGCACCGTACAGTTGTTGCTGTCACAGTGCATGGATGCAAGCGCAGCGTACCCTGCCAGATCATCCCAATGATCGCGGAAGTGCGGGTTGCCAGAACCAAGGCGACCAAACTTTGACGCCATGCTGTCCAATGCCTCACGTTGTGCGTCATTCATCCTTTGCCAACCGTCAGTCCCACGCATGATCTCGCGGAACATCTGCGCGATACTGGCAACTTCCTGATAGGTGCCATGCGTCTCTTGTCTTTCCGTTAGAATATTTTCTACAGTCATCTCAATTTCCTTTTCAGTTACAATGTGGACTTAAGAGCAGGATAGGCTTTTTTCTAAGCCCTTAAGGCCGTGGAAGACGGTCGAATGGTCCATGTTACCGCAAGCCCGACCAATCTGCGGTAAACTCATGCCGTCATCTCTAAGTGCGCGGAATACCAACCAACGCTTTCTGACAATATCCGGCTTCCTCGTTCCGTTGAACAAATGCTTCCATCCCATGCCGATCTCTTCCAAGACAGGAAGCACGACAAGTTTACGGGCGCGGGAGAGAATGCAACCGTCGAGGAGTTCGTGGCGGCGGCGTATCTCTAGGTCGAGCAGGGAGGGTGCGCTGTCATCCAAGACGGGGCTGTCGGCACCTACCCTACCAGAAATGAGTGGAGGGCTGTCCACGGCCCTTAGAATTGGTCGGACTATTTCGGGAGGGTTTCGGAACTTCATCCGGAGACTGGTGTAGTGGGTGGTTAATTCTTCCTTGGTGTTGAACTGGAGTGTCATCGGATTTCTTTCTTTAATGACAGAATTACCTTGTCGTTGATGCAAAGGTAAAGGGAGGTGGTGGGAAGGGATAAGTGGATGGTCACAGGAGGGAGGTTGATTGATCTCCGACCTTTGACCTCCGTCCTCTGCCAGAAGCGTTTCAATGCTTCGTCGCTTTCTTTGCGATCTCCTCTATGTGCGCTTTGACCTTTTCAATGAGGTCGTCGCGCTCCTTCGTGCTTTTGTATGTGTCTTCGATGATCTGATCACACATCTGATGGACGACTTCTTTTGGAATGGTTGCAAAGTACGCGGACTTGATAACAAACTGCGTCCCCGCTGACAGAATGCTTGCCATTGTCTGATGAGGGTGGTTCTCGGGGTGCGCTTCGACAATCAAACTGGCGATCCTGCTAAACTCATTGATAATGTCTTCCTGTAAGGCGACCTCTTCCTTGAGAAACTCTTTCGTCGGGGTATCAGAGCCGTCATATTCGTCTTGAGTAATCTTTTTCAGAATGTGCATTTTGGTAGTCCTTTCACAGTGTCAATCTTCTATTTCTTCCAAAATCTGGCACTCAATGTCAAATGTTTTGAGATCAAGTGCTTCGAGTACAAGGGGGAGGTGGTGGTCTACGGTGTCCGCCACCTGATCAAATGCGTAATCGGTCATGGAAAGGTTGGACAGACCGTCAATGGTGTAGTCAATTTCCCACGCTTCACCCAAAGCCTCGTCTTGGTAGGTGGAGGCCGAGTAGTTGATTTCGGCCTCCCCTTCCACAAGGCGGTACTGCTTCGTGCCGTCCGCCTTCAAGATGTAGATCGGAAGGTCGTCAAACTCGTAGTTAATGGTGCCTGTTGCAAACTTTGCCATAACACGGGGCCTTTCTATGCTTGCTTGCGCTTTAGTTGGCGGGTTTCGATTTCTTCAATGTGGCAGTCGATGCGGTCAAGAGACCGGTTTGTCATCTGGTCGAAACGGTCTACGTTGACCTCGGCCCATTCTTCAAACTCTGCCCCTGTCATGTTGTTCTGGAAGCGGTAGGTGACATATCCTGTCACCCGCACTTTTACAAAGTGGTCGTTAGTGTCGCCGACCACTGCTGATTTCTCGTCGCCACGTTCAGTCATGATGCCCTCCTGCCTTAAAAAGTTCGATAGCGGAATCAAAGTTAATGCCGTCTTCTGTTGACGAATACATTGTTGCTTGGGGTGAGCCTTCGCCATTGAAGAACAGGTTAACAGAGTAACCTTCATATCCAAGCCAAACATCCCACTCCGAAAGCCCTTCCTCTTCCAAAAGGTCAGTCTCGTTCATGGCGAACACAGCAACATCCGATAAAGTTTGTATGTTCGAGGTCATGCCGCGCTCCTCTTGCGGTCTTCGCGTACCGCCATGATGCCCTGCTTCGTGATCTGCATGATTTCGTCAGGGTCATGCCCCGCCTTGGTCAACAGGTTCACGTAGAAGCTGAGAACAGTCGCTTGGACAACAAGGAGTTTATCGCCGCTGTCCGTCTTGCTCTTTTCCAGATAAGACAACACGCAAAGTTTGAGTTCGTCTTCAAGACGGGCGCAATCGTCGAAAATTCTATCTTCAGTCATCACACTTTCTCCAGTGATAAAGGTTCGCGGTCATCTGACCGTGGATATAGGTGTAACAGGTGTGGGAAGTGGTGTCAAGCGGGGTTGACGGATTATTTTAGGGGGTGGGGTGGTGGGCAGGGGAGGGTCGTCCTCCGTCCTTGGTCCAGAAATATAGGGGTTTCTCTATAAGGAAGGGAGATATAGTCGGGATATAATTGTAAGTCTTTGAATATATTGATATAGTCGATATCAGCACTTTTCGGCAAAATCGTGTTTTTTTATTTTGTGTTTATTTACGATACCCCGTATATCGGCTATATATCAATATATTCAATGACTTACAATTATATAGGTTGATATATCAATATATTCAATGACTTAGCACTTAGTCTTAGAGGGCTCCGGTTGTAGAATTATTTTTGGAAAAACGATTTCCAAACGGGGGATATAGGGCTATACTCAATATTATCAATTACTTAGCTTGATAAGTGTCACTTTCTTATAGGGAAACTGGTTGGACCGTCTTGATGTGTCAACAGAACTTGACTAGGTATAAGGGCAAGGAGACGTGATATGCCCCGTGGAAAGAAAACTCATAAGGTCCCTACGAACTCATTGAGGGTGATTGTTGACCCGAGGCGGGAACTCGGACTGACAGAACGACAGGAGAAATTTGCAAAGATTTATGCAACCGAGGATGTCACGCAAACCGAGGCGGCACGTTTGGCAGGGTTCAAAAATCCCGGCAATGCTGCCTCTCACTTCATGTCTGGCAAGAGGTTTCCGCTTGTTTTGAAGCGTGTGCAAGAGATCAAGGAAGAACTGGCACAGAAATACGAGGTGACTTTCGAGAACCATGTAATGCGGATGGCCCAGATCAGGGACTTGGCACTGGATGGCAAGAACTTCACTGCTGCTGTCGCGGCGGAGAAGGCCAGAGGTCAGGCTGCGGGGCTGTACATTACCAGATCGGAAATCCTTGTTGGAAAGATCGACCAGATGTCGCGGGATGAAGTGCTGTCAGAGATACGAAGGCTCCAAGCTGAGTTCCCTGTTCTGGCAAATACCACGATGCCAACCATTGATATGAAAGCCATTGAACTTGAAGAGGACGACGATCTTGAAGACCTGACCGAAGGCTCGGACATGGATTTAAGAGATGAAGACTGAAACCGCGATCTGGCAGTCTATCAAGACAGCCACGTCCAATAAGGTCCATTGGACGCGAATTGAGGCGCGTGTTGGAAGCGGAATTCCTGATCTTAACGGCTGTTCTGACAGAGGTGAATTCTGGATCGAACTTAAGGTATGCAAAACCAACAGGTATCAGACCAAAGGACTGTGGAGACCCCAACAAATTGCATGGCAAATGAAAAGGGCTTGCATTTTTGCAAACGTATTTAACTTGGTAAGCCACCCTTCCTTGCAATGCTGCAAAATATATGGAGCGTCAAAAGTCTTTGAATTACACCTTGGAAACGCTGTCAAACCTGACCTGACATTATCGTACCCTGTCAACTGGCAGAGGTTATTGGACCACGTAGGCTCGAACATGGATTTAGTAAATGACTGCGCTTAAATTTTTAACCCCCTCGGACTTCGGGCCGTGGGTACGGGACGAGCGGGAAAAGGTCGGCGTATCGCAACGCGAAGTCTGTCGGCGGGCGGGTCTGTCGCATGCTACGCTGACAGATGTCGGCCAAAAATCTGTCACGCTGTCAACGGTTCTGGCGGTCTGTCACGCGCTGGGGTTTGATCTGGTGGTGACAGAAAAAAAGCCTGTCGGATGATCCGACAGGCTTCGGGCTTCGGGGTGGTGGTCGGCTAGGTCGGCGGTGCGTTTGATTTAATGAAGTCGGCGGCGGCGGCTAAGGTCGTGAAGTAGGCAAGGTGTCCGCTCACGGTGCAAGCCTTCCATCGGGCGGCGGTCCGGCGTGTTCGAAGAATGTGTCCGGCAAGGTTGCCATGCTTTAGGACGACAAGGGCGGCGGGGCCGTCCGGTTTGATCTCAAACATTATGCCGCCTTTCGGATTTGGAGGGCGGCGCGGATTTGTGCGATTGCATCTTCGGGATTGGCGTTTGCGGGTAACAGAATGTCGGCGTCTCCGCGCTCTTTGTGCTCAAAGTTGCCAATCGCAATGATGAATGAGGCTCCGACAATTTCCCGCGCCCATGCAATGCCTCCGGCTCCGCTTGTCGAACCGAGAATTGAGATGCCATCGGGTGAACCGCTTTTCCCGCTCAATGCGCTTGGCAAGGTTCCGGCATAGCAAGCCGCATAGATGAACGCATCCTGTCCTTGCTGTCCGACAGCGGCGGCATAAGCGGCGGCGGTCAAAGGGCGGGAAGGTTGGGCAAGCACTGCAATGAGGCTTTTCCGTTCGGTCCGTGCTCCGTGGAATTGTCCATTCCAGTCACCTCGAACAGCGGCGAAGGTGCAAGGTAGGTCGGCGGTTTCGCAAGCCCAAAGGATAGAGCAAGCAAGCGTTCCCACTCGCGCCTCATATGTGCTGTCGTCGTTCCGAAGGCTCCAAGCATAATCGGCAACGATTGCAATCGTCGGTGGATCGTTCTTTGCAACGGTGGTCAAGCGTTTGAAAGGGCGCGTCTCTTGCGGATCGCGTCCTGTCATTCCGGCTTCAAGGGCGCGGGTGAAGGCGCGGCTGTCGAGGCGTCCGCTGTCCTGATGCGTCTGCCAGTCGCGGCGGTAGGTTTGGAAGTCGTCTGCCAGTCCTCGGGAAAGCTGTTCGGCGCGGTTGCGGGTTGCGGTCGGGATTGTTGCGGTCGCGGCGGCAATGCGGTGGTTCTCGTATTGTTGACCGCGCTTGCCGGATCGGAATTCTTCCGTTGGTGCATCGTTAAAAGTTGCGGCAAGACTGTAGTCGATTTCGACGATTGCGCGTCCGTCCGATAGTTTTTTGATTGGCGAAACTAGGTTCATGATTTTTTCTTTCTGTTCTGCTCTTGTTCCAAAGTGGGTGCGATCTGCGGTTTTAGGAAATCGCGGCAAGTTCGGAAGCCTCGAGGCGGTCGAAGAATGCAAGTTTTGTGGCGCGGCTCCGCGATAGTCCGGCGCGGTCGATTAGATCGGCGGCGGTGATCAGGCGGCGAAGGCTCACGAAACAGCGCAAGTTCTGGCTGTCGATTTTTGCGCGAATTTCTTTTGCCCAGTCTGCCAGATAATCGGCGGTTTCTTTCTGGTATCCGTGCGCGATGAGGCGTTCGGCGTCATGTTCGTATGCGGTTTGAATGATTTCCACTCGGTCGCGGTTCGCTCCGTCCAATGCGTTGCGACCTTGAAATTGACGGCTCGCGCCATTGCCGAGGGTGTTCATCGTGAGAACAAAAATCACGGTGTTCTTGCTTTCAATCTGTCTGCCAGTTTCTGGCAAGGTGATCCGGCGCGATCCGTTCTGGGCGGGTTCAAAGGCGGATTGAAAAGCCATCGCGGCGCGGGGGTCGATGCTGTCCCATTCATTTAAGAGGACGGCGGTTTTTCTGTCGGCGGAAAAGGCGCGCGCAACGGGGCCGTCTTCATAAGTGACGGCGGTCTGTCCGCTGTCCGCTGTTATTGTCTTACGTCCAATGAGATCGGCGGCGGTGGTATCGGCGGTGCAATCGGCTTCGATTACTTGCCAGTCGTTCTGTTCAAGTAGTGCCTTTGCGCTTGTCGTTTTGCCATTGCCGGACGGTCCGGTGAGAGCAACAATCTTTCCAAGGCTTACCATTGTTAGAAATTGTTTGCTCCATGTCGGCGGGATAAATCCGGCGGCGGTCTGTCCGGCGGAGACTGTCAGGGCGGGGGCGGCTTTCTTGTCGCGCTCTTTCAAGTACTGGTCGCGGTAGGTGGTGGCGGTCTGTATCAACGTGGAAAAGATTGGGCCATGTCCGATTGCGGCGGCGATGCTGTCGAGTTGTTTGATTGTCGCGGGTTCAAATCCTGTCAGCGAGTTGTTGATGTTCAAAAAATCAACCGGATCGGCAGCGGGAATGTCGAGCGCAGCGGTCGGCGCGGTGGCGTAAGGAATATCAATTCCCAAGGTAGGGGCGGCGTCTGTCATGTCGGCGGTCTTTCTGGTGAGGTGAGCAATCGTTGCGGGGATGTCGATGTTCAGGGCTTCGGCGGCGCGAATACATCCGGCGGTTCCAAGGGCGGAGGCGTCAATGCCATTCGCTTGGCGGTAGGTCTTCCATTGTGGGTGGGACTGGATCGCGGCACGGACAGCGGCGCGTTCGGTAATGCTTAAGGTGATCATTTGGCGTCCTTTCTAGTGACGGGTTCCAGAGAACGGTTCTCTGGTGTCGTCACTATGACACGTTTCAAAGGGTGATTGCAATAAAAATCGTCAATTATTACTGACAATCTTTTGACGGTTGACCGCTATCTGTCCGCGCAATCTGTCACGCACAATCTGTCACGCACAATCTGTCACGCACAATCTGTCACGCTATCTGCCAATCATGCGCGGCGGTCCGCTGTCCGCTGTCCGCTTGCGCGGGTCCCTTGGCCGAAAACGGGGAGCCCTTAGCGCAGTCATTCTGGACCCCCGACCCCCCTGCTGCGACCCCCGCCGCGCGCACACACACGTATATTACGATTTTGCACATACGATTATCATTTTGTAAAATATCCAAAAACCGGCCCCTATTGGAAACGCGCCTCCTTGCACCGACCCCCCTTTTCATATAAAAGAGGTCAGGAGTCCCAGTACCCCCCTATACTATAAAAATTTCAGGAATTCTGGCATGGCCAAAAAGGAAGTCAGAGATCCCTCCTCCCATCGCACACCTTCTCAGGTCCGGAAGATGATTCGTGGGTATGACGCTGAACCAGAGAACGTGAAGAAACGTACACTTAGAAATCAGGCCCGTGCAAAATTTAAGAAGGCGGGCTTGGTGCAAAAGGGCGACGGAAAAGATATAGACCACATCAAGCCCATGCGCTCGGGCGGCAGCAACACTCCGGGTAATCTCCGTGTTATGCCCCGCTCGGTAAATCGCGGGTGGAACAAGAAGAAATGACCCATATTTATTCCCGTCCGGTAAATTGCGGAAAGAAGTAAACCATGGCTGGCATTCTGGATTTTCTTTTTGGAAGCAAGGAGGTTGAGCCCCGTACGGATTACCCGTCGTCTGAAGACGTTCGCATGGCTGACAAGTACGACTCGACATATGGGGACAACTCTGCAAGACAGCTTGGAATTGAGTCGCTGACCCCAACCATGTCAAGCAAGGACATTGTTCGCTTGTTTAATAACATGAAGGGCGGAGATGATCACAACAAGGTTTTGCAACAGGTGCGGGCGGAATCAGATCCTGATCGTCGTGATTATATGATGAGGTCATACATTGCATCTCAGAGATCTGCGATAGCTGCGTCAGGGTTTGATCCTTCGAGAGCGATTGTTTCCTCTGATAACCCTGAAAACATAAGATATGACACTGCTGGAAAATACCGCCCTCACACTCTTACC